AAGCGAAAGTAAATATTTTTGAACGAGTGTGTAGATGATAAGAGATTTGCCAGAACCTGTTGGTGATATAAGAACGGCTCTTTTTCTGTGCAGTCCTTCACAGACCGCATCAAATTGATAGTCTCTGATCCCAATTGGTTTACCTCTTGCATGAAGTTCTAATCCATCAATGAAGCTTTTAATTTCATCTGGGTTAATATCGATCTGGGAATCTGGTCGACCGTAATAGTTATTATGTTCTACCTCGATCGTATAATTGCGAGGCTTAGCAAACTCTGCAAGAAACGGATATAGACCTACTGGTAACTCCATTGTTTGGATATTAAACAATCGGATCTTTCCATCCCATACACGATTTTTATACGCAGGCATGAATTTATAACCAGGCACAAAGAATGAAAAGAACTCACTGAGCTCATTCGCTATGCCATAGTCACATCCTACATGCATTACAGAATGATTTTTGTTTTTTACTTTTAATGTATTCATAATGGTATATATCACTGATATAATGAAAGGAAAAATATATGGTTGGCTATGAATATTCTTAGTGTAAATTAAAATCTAATTGTTATAAATAGTAATTAGAATGGGATCATAAAAAAATAGATACTATTAGGAATAGGAAAGAATAAATGCCATATCAAGTTACCGATAAAATTGTAGGATTAACGGATCACGCAGATTATCCTTGGTGCTCAACCGAAGACGAATTTTATAATAAAGTACTCTGTAAAGACGTTAGTTGGCCTGATTTTAAGCAGATGTTAAAAGAAGACTTAATCTCAAAAAATATGATGAGCGAATCTGATGATATTTGGGAGAACGAATTTATTTCTAAATCTTTTGATGAAGAAACCCAAACTTTTCATAGAGTAAGGATTTTCACTGATAAAGAAGAATTCGATCATCAATATGCTTTATCTACTGCTGTAGATTATACGGCATTACAAGGCGACGTCCTTTATAATATAATACGATTATCACAAGAAGAGGTTTAACCGCCCGCTTCAAACATTCGCCACTTAATCATATTACCAATGGTTTGGTGACGCCATTTAATATTATCTACAATTTCTACTAAAGTATCTACTACAATTTTCCATTGTTGAATTCTTAGTTCTGATTTTTGAATATCGGCGTCAGCGTCGTAGTAGTAATTCATCTCACCTTTTAGGACTCTAAGTCCCTCAAACGGATCGAACTCCCATCCTCGGGATTCGATCTGTTCTTTTGTCATCTTACCATTATAGTAAAGCCACTTATCTTTCAGTAAGGTTTTCTGTTCCATATCTGCCCGCTTCAACTGCATCTTTGCTTCTGATAGTAGTGGAAGATATTTTGCATGAAGCATAGGAGACTGTCGAGATGATTCGTCGAGAGATGTACTATCAATCTTGGAATCGGTTTCCCACATTTTTAAAACGGTGTCAAGGTAGTTCATAATATCTCCAAATTTACTCTACAGAGTAATTATATCATTTTTATTCTATAAAGTAAATATATTAAGAAAAATCAAATGTATCATATCGGAATGACATAGCGCAGGTTATGGTTTCCACTCCGGTTGTCGTCGTAAAATTAATAGAGCCAACTGACGTTATCATTGCGTTTCTGTAAGTAATAGTTCTTACTACATTGTTAGCACTGTTTAAAATTAAGACCGATATATCATAAGCTGAGGTGTCATCAATACCTGTTAATGATACCCCACGGGGTTTAATATTTTCTTCTACTAATCCGGTCATCCAGTCGTATACTTCATTATAGACATACATCTCTTCATCCATAATAGCATCGATTACAAGCTCATCAAATGTAAGTTTATCACCGGGTTGGAACATATCTGCACGACGAAAAGGTGTAACTGCTGGGGCAAGGTTAACTGACGGATGCCCAACCGTGTTAGCAAAGAACTCTAAATTAGCAAACCTTTTACGGTTAATAACTACCTTGAAACCTGTAGGCTGTAATATATTTGGGTTCTGTAATGTTGTAGTAGTGGTGACCATGACTAATCCTCTGTTGCTTACGGGTATTTATATGAAAAAAAACTGAAAAAAACGCATTTAGGCCGTTTACATTTGATTTGAAATACTGTAGTATGGTTATATCAAAAGGAGATACAACATGATGAACTTCGAATATGCACAAAACGCCTTCACTGCAACAAACTCCATTAAGCCTGTTACCATCCGCGAATTAGATATGTATTTTGTTTTGGATATGCCACAGGGTGATCTTTATAACGATTATGAGAACATTAGTGAACTTTTTGACACATTCGAAGAAGCCAAACGTTGGGCAGAAACCTACGTAGGCATTAAAATGAACATGAAAGACCTTTGATAAAATGAAAACGGTACACTACGTCGGAATGGATAATGCTACCTACCAACGGGCTCGAAGAGTCTGGGGTGGGCCAGCTTACTACCACAAATGGATGGACGATCGTGTCTGGAGTGAAGTAGGTCCTGATGATGTGGTGGTTGTTCAGAATAATAAATTTAGCAAATACGTCTGGGATGCCAGCGCAGTTCCATCTCAGTACACTGATTAAAAAAAAGATAAAAAAAAGGCAACCCGAAGGCTGCCTAGTTTAAGGTGGGAGAGGTTAAACCCTCTCCCTTTTTTATGTGACTTATGCCAGGATATTGTCAACTCTGAAGATTCTGTAATATTGGTTAGTCTTAGCAGTTGCAAGACCGTCCGCAGGAGATGTACCAACGAATGGGTTAGAAGCCATGCCGTAGCGTGTCTTGAAACCAATTTTAGGCTGGAACGTTTCCTCAGAAACGGCGCGAACCATTGTAAGCGGTACGTATGGGCAGTAGAACACACCGGCGTCATATGGGTTTGTACCCTTATAGCCAACGTTGATGTAATCTGCAGATGCATATGGATCGATATAGATCTTCATGCGACCGTTAAGTACACCAGCGAATGTGTTGCCTGTATCGTCTACGTTAAGAGCAGTTGACATTGCAGGAGAATAGTCAAGCATGCCTGAAGCTGCAAGTGCAGAAGCTACGTCTGAAGACACGATAGCAAAGTTACCTTTACCGCGACGTGTTTCTTTTGCGATTGTGTTAGCTTCACGCTCAAGCTGAAGAATAAGACCTTTGATCTTTTCTACACTCCAACGACCATCTGCATCTGTTGACAAGTCAAAGATACCGTTGATTGCTGTGTTAGCTGTAAGAGCACCAGTTTTAGCTTGGCTGTTGATCGTGCGAATAACTTCGCGGTTGATCTCTGCAAGAATCTCTGTTGAGAGAATGTTTGCAAGCTCTGTCTCTGCGTCAAGACCGTGGATTGCTTTCAAATCCTGTGCAAGCTCGAGGCTGTACTCGGCTTTCAGCGCACGTGACTTTGCAGTAACAGTTGCTTTTTCAATGGTGAAACCCATCTCACCGAAGCTGGAACCACCTGTGGAACCAAGTGCTTCTGCGTCGGCTGTTGGCATAGCACCACCAAAATCAGGACCTGTACGATCGTTGTCGATCGAGGAGTCTGAGTTGGAGTCTGTAAGACCGGAAAGACCTGATGGGCCTTGTGCTTGTGTTGCACTTGAGTCGCCAGAGAAGGTTGTGTTTGCTTCATTGAAGAGTGCTTCAGTCGAACCAGTTGCACCAGCACCGTAGCGTGACTTCATTGCGAAGATCAAGCCTGTTGGACCAGTCATTGGCTGAACACCAGCAACATCATATGCCATCATGTTTGGCATTGCACGACGTACGAGGCTGATCAGAACTGGGTTCCAGTTAGCAGCGGAAGTAGTTGCGTTACCTGGTGCAGCTTCGTTAAGCATTGCTGCTTGACCGGACTGAGCAGCAAACTCTCTTTCTTGGTTCTCAAGAACAACAGCTGTAACCGCACGCTTGTGTGCATCTTTGATTTCAGTACCTTCGTTCAGTACTGGGGCCCATTTCTGGGTTAAACGATCATAAGTTTCCATTTCGGAACTCCTAAGTTGATTATTAGTATTGTGTTTTTCTAAGGGCTTTAAGATATTGCCCCATTGATTCGGAAAGGTCTTGGACTTCTCCATCATCAACATCTGCAACATCTTCAATGATTGAATCAGTAGCTGCTTTTTCTTTCTTGAAATAAGCTTCTTTGATTGTTTCAACTTTACTTGCGAAGACTTCTTCGCTTACAAAGTCGATATCTTCAGAAAGCTTAACAAGCTTTTCAACTTCTGTTTGTGCCAGATTGCGTGCAGCTTCACGAATAATTTCGTAACGCTTGAACGATTCTAGCTCTTCTTTCATTGCGATCATGTCTTCGGTCTGTGCATCCAGTTTTTCTTCGAGTGAAGAGTTCTGATTAGCCAGATCGTCAACTAGGTCTACTTTGGAATCGGGAACTGCAATATAAGACTCTGTGAACAGAGTCTGCAGTTTGTCCATGAACTCTTCTGCGATCTCAGTACGGATACCGCTCTGAATTGCAAGTTCATTTTCTTTCATCCAATTTTCAACTACATAGTTCAGATAACCGTCGACCTTCTCAACCATATCGGCTTTGAATGTGTCTACTTCTTCCTGAAGTGTGGTAGCATAATTTTCTTCGAGACGCTCAATTTCTTCTGAAAGCTTTGATTTCATCGCTGCTTCAAAAATGATTGCGGCTTTACCTTTGAAACCTTCAGACAAAGTAGCTTCTTCGTCCATCAGTGCTTCGAGGTCTTCAGAGAAATCCATATCTTCAGCTTGTAAGCCAGAAGCTTTACCACCTGTTTTCAGATCGGATTTGTCGGAGTTAGCCTTATCGCCTTTACGCTTCGCTGCAGATTTACCTGCACCTTCTGCTTTCTTCACAGAAGCAACAGATGCCTCTTCCGTGTTTTTAGCATCTTGCATTTCGCTGATTTCGATCCCGTCATCATCGAGTGCAACATCCTGTTCTACTTGATCAGTCATGATTGACTCCTATTTGTTTTTCATTAACGAGAGGAAATTCTTAAACTCGCGAACTTGCGCCTCATAAAGGTCTGCTCTTGGAGTTGTTTTAATTTCTGTCTCTATTCTTTCAATTTCTTGAGCTTCGATAACGCCGTTATTCCAGATCCATTCTACACCTTCCATAATCCCATTAACGAAAGCTTGAGGTGCCGATGGATCTTGAACGATATCAATAGTGTTTAACATAAAGTCATCTTTGACATACATAACACCGTTTCTCTGTTCAAGACTTCCCATACCACGAGTTGATACACCTAGTTGGACACCGCCCTCAAGTAAACCTTTTACGATTTTACCCATTGGAGTTTCCAAAATACGTGCCTTACCCATCACATTATTACCGTCCATTCTTAGTTCGGTAATTAGATGGGATACCTTATCCAAGTTAATAGTAGGACCATCTGGGTGGTTTAATTCACCCACTGCCCTACCTGTTTTAACTTGGCCTGTTACGTACTTATTTACCGCGCTTTCCATAATGGATTTGGGGTAGATACGTCCGTTTCTATTTTTACCTTCGGCCTGAGCAAAGATCCCTTCAATGACATGATTCTTTGATCCGTCTTCTTTTTTCTCGACGATACATTGCACATCAGTCTCTGTAAATTCTGTGATCAGTTTCATTATTTGCCTCCGGCCATTTTTACGAAATCAGTTGCGGCTTTCTTTGCATCATTAAGAGAATTGTAAATGTCCAATTTCTCCATATCGATGTATGCCGTAAATTTATTCTTTTCTTTATGTACCATTATATCATGTTTGCCGACTTTTGCATCATAGACATGCTCACCAGGTGGCATGCCCTTTTTCATTGCTTCACGAATTTGTGCAAAAGTTTTCATATGTTACACTTTATTTTAATATTCTTGTTTATTTATACGTTTAATGTTTTTTACTTTAAAAGAATTAATACCAACCGTTATAGTAATCTTCTTTATATAATTCTTCGATACGATTTTTTTGCAGTGAAGTAAGTTCTGGCGGATCCAACTTTTTAGTCTTCATCATATGTATATCAGGTACTTCTGATTTAAATCCCATCAAACGTTGCATATGATCCATACATTCATTGGTATGACTAATATCATATATATAGTCAAAGTCATCAGTAGATCTACCACTCATCCACCAAGTCTGTGATGATAAATGTTCATTCCAAAATGTATTGTTTTCTAAATGATCTAGCATCTCATCGATGTTATAGCTATGTGATTTAAAAATTAACCAAGCGTTATCATTATGGATTTGATAATAACCTGAAATAAATCTTTTTATAGGATCTCTTTTAATAGCAAATCTAGGCACATCATATCTAAAAAATTCCCAACCAGTATCATCTGAGTTATGCCAAAGTCCTATTCTAGTTTTTCTTCTAGTATTAAGTGGGGTTAATACCATTTGACCTGATTTTAAATTTTCTAAATCTGTATCGCTAATAGTAGGATCTAGTTTAAATTCTTCAAGATCCAATTCTGAAAATTTATTTTTGGTTAACCAGTCCCTATCATGTGCCCAACCGAAATAAGTTTTAATAGTAGTACAAGCATTCTTTGCACATATATTAAAATCTATTTTTTGTTTATTAGGACCATTAAAATAGAGTACTGGTTGCCAATACTCTATTCTAGTTTTTTCCCATTCAGCTAAGCTAAATCTATTTGATTCTAGATCCCATAAAGCTTTTTTCAATTACGTTTACCTTAAACGTTAGATCACTCTTCATCTAACTCTTCATCTGTATCCATATCTTCAGCTGCAGCAGCTAATTCTTCATCCGAAAAATCTAGATCTTCGTCTTCGAATTCATCATCAAGATCTTCTTGATCAATAGTATAAATGGATTGTGCTACAGCAATCTTTTCCTGGTCTATAGCATCATCAACGCGTTGGCCAATTGCATCATTCCAGATAGCACTTGCTTTTTCGAATTCAGAATTATAGATATGGTCAATCATATCAGAGATGCCATTTGTTTCTTCAGTCATAATAACTCCTATTTTGCGACTTTCAAATTAATAGTGTGGTTAGAACCACCGTCTTCTTCTTGATCCTGCGGCGGTTCTTCAGATTCTTCTGGCTCTTCTTGCTCTAACTGTCCAGCCATCTGTTTTATGAGCTCATCATCAAATTTCAATATGTTCTTCATAACCCACTCTTTAGAGAAGTACTCCCCGACATAGTTTTGTACTTGATCAAGTGACTGCAGTTTCTCTCTTAATAGCTCTGCGTCTTTTAATTCAGTGAAGTGGTTATCACGGGTAAATTCAAAGTTAAGATGGTTTGAGAATTCTTCCCAATCTTCTTCTGTAATAACGTTCTTAAGAATAAGCTGTCTCTTAAGCATTTCTCTAAACATCATAGAGAAACGAAGACGAAGACGATCGATAAACTTCTGAAACTTAAGTTCGTCACGTGTAATCTCAGAGGATCTACCTAGAGAGAACTGAGACTCTTGCTCAAGACGGTTTACTGGAACGTTTAAAGATCTATATAGTCTTTTTTGAAAGTAAAGAATATCGTCAATCTGGCCTAGGTTCTCACCGCCTGGAAGTGTACTAATCTCTGTACCACGTCCACCTTCACGTCTTGGCAGCCAGAAATCTTCAAGCATAGACATGTGTTTACGGTCATCTTTAATCTCACCCGTGCTAGCATCGTAAACAAGCTTGTTACGATAACGAGTCATAATACCTTTCATATACTCTTCAGCTTTACCTTTTGGCAAGTTACCAACATCGATATAGAAGATACGACGTTCAGGCGCACGTGCAAGACGATAGATCACAAGTGAGTCTTCCATCATGCGCAACTGGTTAATAGGCTTAAGGGCTTTATGTAGGTACGAAACCACGTTCTTTTGTGTAGAATCTAAAAGACCTGATGTTGTATAGATAACAGAATCTTTTGTAAGTTTAATACCAGAGTTCTGTTGTCCAGGTTTTTCTTGATAGATGTAATATTCGTTTTGACCCTCGATGATTGTGGCACCTGTAATAGGATCTTTTTTACGGATAACTTCTTTTACCTTACGGACCTTAGCAGCATCAACTGGACGAATATCCTGGATGCCTTTCTTAGGATTATTTTCATCAACTACAAGGTGGTATACTTTTCTACCATCGATGTACCATGATCTAAAAATATCATGACCCATATCCCCAAATTTGAGCATATAAAGGATCTCGTCAAATTCTTCGACAATTTTAGTTTTAATAGATTTGGATAGGTCTGTTTCGTCAAGATTCACTTTGACCGACATCTTATCACCACCAGAAACAGC